AGATCTCGCTATGGATTTTTCGAAAATTAGCTTTTCGTCGGTGGAGCGTGAGCTCTTTCACCGAGTCGAAAGTTATGGCTGGAAACGCTGCAAACCTAGACCTGACGAGTTCAGTCGCTATGTTAGCAGACACAACCGGTATCAATCTTTACCAATCAAGGGAGATATCCCAAGATTGCGCTATGCCACTGAAAAGGTCCGACAGGCGTTGGCTCCTTTCAGATGCGAACCGATATCCTTGATCAAGAGCTTTTGGAAGTTGAAGAAAGACACTTCAGCTGGCCTTACGTTCGATGATACAAGTGAGTCGTTTGTAAAGAAATACAAGACGAAGATTGACGTACCTTTCTCTGAAATCAAACGTAGCATCAGACGGTGGAAGAAGATGGGCTACATCGATACTCCATCGTCAGTTGCTTTCAGGTCCCACTTAGCGAGAGGGGAGGCCCACAAATCACGTGTCGTGTTTGTGACGCCTTATCCGGTGTGCTGCCTCGAAGGCAAGTACGCGATTCCACTACTGGAGCAGTTGAAGAGATCTTCTTACTCCACTCCGTTTGGTACCCAGCATAACTGGATCAACGGGGGGTTCCGTCACTTCAAATCCTGTCACAAGGGGTACCCCACCTCCTTGGACTTTTCGGGATTTGACCTCAGCGTTAAACGACCATTCATAGAGATGGCGTTTGATTTGCTTAGGGAGTGCTTTAGTCTAAGTACTACCGATGAGGCAGAGTGGCAACTGATAGTGGAATACTTCATCAACACCAAAGTATGGTGTCGTGGAGCGGAGTATACCCTTGAGGGTGGTATACCTAGTGGTAGTGTGTGGACTCACATTGTTGGTAGTACCATCAGTTTGTTTCTTGCATACTACTGCCAGCCTGACCTGACGTCTGTGAAATGTTTTGGTGACGATCTCGTCATCTTTACTAAAGAGAAGGTCGATCTTACGTTGATCGTAAGGTGGGCCGCTACGTTAGGCTTCGAAATCTCGTTGGACAAAAGCGTAAGTGGTGAGATCCATTGGTTGGGTTTCAATATCACTGGCGCTTATCCTCGAGTTCTTGACCCGATTAAAAGGTGGGCTGCCTTCTTTCATCCGGAAGTACCGGATAAGAGCATGGATCACCATCGGGGCCGGTTGCTTGGCTATGCGATGTCATCGCTAGGCGATCCAGCATTCCTGGATGACTTTATGACAGTTTGGAGTAGTATTGAAGGGCGAGCAATTTTGACAGATTCATTTTTGCAGCCTGACCTTCGTGGATCAGCGATACACGATATTCGTACACTCAAACGAGTCTTCAGGAACGTAATCTAACTACACCTTAGTAAATACCAAGATGGGGCCGGTGTAGGGCC